TCTTTTGCGATGCAGCAATGGATTTGTTAGAACAAAAAGGAATTGAATACGAAGAAGTAAAGGTTCCCGGAAATGAAGAAGCAATGAACCTATTTAAAATGAATCGATTTAAAACAGTTCCTCAGATTTTTACAGATAGGGATGTATATATTGGCGGATACCAGGATCTAAAATCTAAACTGGTTGATTGACCAGACAATCCTGCAGAGACTAATTCTTTTTCAAATTAATTCGAAAAAAGTGCATTTAAGGGGTTTACAACCCCTGGATTATGTGATAGAATAGATATACAAAATAGGAAAAGAGGAGATTCCAAATGAAAAATCTAAACGCACTTATCAAGAGCCTTCACGAAGAAGCTAAATCTGATTGGGCTATCAAAGACAAAGTTGACGATATGTACCTGCAGGACGCAAAAGACGCGACTACTGTTGGTAAGCTTCTTAAATCTAATATCGTTGAGGCAGCAGAATTTATCCGCCTTTTGGATACTTCAATTCGTGAATCAATTGTCGTTTCAGTTGCCAAAGACAGAGGTAACGATTGGGTGGAACAAAACCTTGGTTGGAGCGTACGCTAATATGCTTGTTTTAGAATCATACATCAACCTTCTTCGTACCCATGACTGGTCGTACGAATGGTCAGACGATCACAGCGTGTGGAAACGCGGATCAGATGAACGTCAGGTTCTTCGTCAAATGCAAACGCAATGTGATGAAGATTACAAAATTTGGAATGAACATGCACCAGAAGGATTCAAAATCAATGTCTAGCCCTATCGCTCAAGATACAGTTGCTTATGTCAGATATGCTGCCCATAAAGGTTATGAATATAACTATTCAAAAGGGCAACATAAGTTGGCTTATCCTCAAACTGGTAGTGTATACTACTTAACAAATACTTTTGCCGAGGATTATGTTCCTCAGCTTTCGGAGATTATGGATGTCATTGACTCCTGGATTGACTGGTCTGCTTGAAGCAGTTCAGTCTATGAGCGCCACAGAGCTCGCCTTTCTCCTCCTCTTTTTGGCTGGAGCTCTGTGGTTGCTCAAACTTATTTTAACAATGAGAGTGTGGTTATTCATCCTTATACTTTTCCCAATTGTATGGTTCCTTAGCTCAGCTGGATAGAGCAACTGCCTTCTAAGCAGTAGGTCGAGGGTTCGAATCCTTCAGGAACCGCCAAATGCCTCCGTGATGGAATTGGTAGACATAGCGGACTTAAAATCCGTAGGCCTTAGGCCGTGCGAGTTCGAGTCTCGCCGGAGGCACCAAAATTATAGTCCTGTAGTTTAACGGTAAAACACCCGGCTTATACTCGGCACAGTCTCCAGATTAGAGAGCGATGCGGGTTCGAATCCCGCCAGGACTACCAAATTTAGAAAGACATAAATAGCAACATGGAAAAACAAATCCACTTAGGCGACATACTTGTTATGCTTCCATTCGCATATATTATGAGTCAATCAATATTGACCGTGAACTTTGTGTGGTTTTTTGGCGCACTATGGATATTTGATATATACGCAATTAAAAGGAGAAAGCAAGATGTCTGACGATATTTTTGATTTCGGATTTACAGCTGTTGATGAAACTGAACTCGAAGCAGTTCAGAAAGCTACAACCCAGGTAGAAGAAGTATCTTCAACAGCATCAACCACCCAAGATAAACTTGATAATCTTTATAATGCAATCATTCCTCTTTTAAATAATTTGAAAAAGAATCCAGAGAAAGAATACATTCTCTGGCCAGATCGGCTTGCTAAAGTAGAAGCATTCGAAACACACCTTCAGAAAATTTATTCAAATTAATTTGAAAAAAATGAATTTAGGGGGTTTACATCCTATTGAAACTGTGATAGAATAGTATGCATAATAGGAAAAGAGGAGATACACCCTATGACTTACGTAATGGAAAAAGCCCTGGCCGATCACGTCAACGCACAGCGCAAGGAGGCTGAAGAGTTCTCTAAGCAACCTGGCTGCTGGATGGGTAAGTTCCCGTGCCCCACCGATATCGAATATTGGTCGGATCGGGTTCCTTCCGGAACTCTTCGCGAGTTCAATCGCATCGAGCTTATCGAGGATGCGTACTACATCACTGCTGATCATACGAGCAAGTCGTATGCTCGCAGCCTTAACTTCAGCAACTGGAGCAACGAAAAGCTTCAGCGCCACATCGATCGGATCTGCGCGCAGGCCGAACGCGAGCGTGAGATCGATTACCTCGAAAAGGTTGCTGAGGAAACTCGCCTAGATAATCTTGCCAACGATATTGGCACAAATCGTGAAACACTCAATCGCTGGATGGAGGCAATATAATGGCACAAATGAACATCACGAAAGATATGACCTCTAAGCAGCGTCTTGCTGTTATCAAGAGGCACGCTAAAAAGTTTAACAAGAAACTGAAGCGCAATCAACGTGTTCGGAAAACTGAAACCGAATCAATGGATCCCTATAGTAATGAAAACATCAACGCCTGGACAGATGCTCCAAAGTACGTCGACGAATACTATGGCGATCGTGCACGTGCTCAATCTGCTTACGAAAGGGATTGGGACTAATGAGTATGCATCTTGTTCGGGGTATGTCAACCCTCAGTACCAAAAAGCGTAAACGCCGGCGTGCTCCTGGTTGGGAGAAAGCCCAAATGAAACACGACCAGTGGCTTATGGATCGTGGGGTACATCCATCCCAACTCAAAGATAAGGAAAAAAGCAGTGGCAACAGTATACCGGACTATGCATCGACGTGTTCAGCAATCAAGACGTCAGACCGCATCTTACCAATCGCAGGTCGATCAGAACAAAAAGTCTACACCGGAACGTTCGTACGAGGAATTGCAACTCTCCACAAGTCAAACATGGTCCCAGTTACCAGCGGTAAAGATGCCAAAGAAATAGCAAGAATGAGGCGTGGTTAAAATTAGGGGATTTACAAGAAGGTAAAACTGTGGTACAATAGTATGTACAATACGAAAGAGGAGATGGTTATGTCTATTACACATCAAGATATTGGTCGTTCGGTTATCCTGTCGGGTAAGACCCGTCATGGTAAAAATCGTATTAACCAACATGGTGATCGCTGGAAGATTAGAGAAGTTGCTACATTCTTAGGCCAGCCTGCAGTGCACGTTGAGTCTATGCATAATACATTCTCTATCAAGGTTCGTGATGCAGCTAAGACCAAGGAATGGACAACGAAGAAACTTAAAGATTCTCGTTGGGTTCATCTTCGTAATGATAGCAACTTTGTAATTGAGGGGGTTAGCTAATGGCACTTACAGCTCTTAAAGGTAAACGTTTAAAAAAGCGGAAAGAGATATCTCGTCGTCGGGGTACAAATTATATTCCCGTTGACAAAGGTTGGGAATCGACACGTTACTATTTCCAGACGGAAGTAACCAAGAAAGATATTATTGGTTACATCAAGACCTATATCAAGAACAACTTTACCAAGGCAGAGCAAAGAAAGCTTTCAGCTGTTCCAGAATACAAATTTAATTATCCACATCGTGGTTGTACAGCCTTCTGGTTGAATAGCAATCTTGAAGTTGATGATCGGATACAAGGCTATGCAGATGGCTTAAAGAAATACTGTACTGAACTCATTCCTCTTGGCGAACAAATACTTGCCGAAAAGAAAGAAGAAACGAAAGTAAAGAATGTTATTTCGCTTTCGCCGGTACAGAGACTTGAAAGAAAGATTGCTCGTACTATTATGATCGATCTTGAAGAACTTGAAGATGCATGGATGGAAGGTAAGAAAGAAACAATTAATGTATACCTACTCTTCAAGAAACATGGTTTATCTGGATCGGCAATCGGTCCAGTTAAAGACGTCGTTGAGGCGTGGCTACTAGAATATGAAGATGCACTTCTTGCCAGGTGTGACCAGGCTGTTGAAGCGTATTCGCACTTGAAAAAGCCAGAGCTTAAACGACGTGTCAAAGCCTGTCAAGACATGCTCCTCGATCTTGACAAGGTACAATCAGCTGCGAAAGCAAATCGGAAAGTTCGAACACCGAAAGCAAAAACAGCTGATAAACAAGTGGCAAAGGTGCAGTACAAGAAAGAAGATAACGACTTTAAGTTGGTCTCGATTAATCCAATACTCCTCATTGGATCACGTAGGCTTTACGCATTCAATTGCAAAGAACGTTATCTTATCGAGTACTGCACCCAAGCTGCTAACGGATTTGAAATATCTGGAACAACAATTAAGAACCTAGATACTGTTAACAGCCGACAGGTTCGACTACGTAAGCCAGATGAGTTCTTACCAATTGCACTCAACAAGACTATCAAACAGATTGATACAGAGTGGAAGAAACTAACAACAAAAACGTCTGTACCAACAGGTCGTATTAACAAAGACATTGTCTTGCTAAGGGTAATGGATAAATGACTATTGAAGAAAACTTTCTTACAAAATCCAAGTTTACAAAACTTGTCGAAGCAACAGTTACAGAATTAAAAATTCCATATATGGAAGCGGTTCTACATCTCTGTGAAAAGAATGATATGGAACCAGAAGACATGAAGAAGTTTATCTCGCCAATCATACGGGATAAGATCGAAGCCGAAGCAATGAGGCTAAACTTTTTACCAAAACAGAATACTTTAGATAGTGCTTTATTTGAGTAAAAAGATATATACATATGCCATAAAATATGGTATAATATTACAGTTAATATTTCAGCAATACAAGGAACATACATATGTCATTTCAAAACTTAAAACGCAATCGCGATCAAATCTCTAAACTCGTTCAAGCAGCAGAATCTGTAGGCGGTTCTACAGAAAAGAAATCCTATGTTGACGAACGTATTTGGAAGCCAACAGTCGACAAAGCAGGTAACGGTTATGCAGTACTTCGGTTTCTCCCAGCAACTGAAGGAGCAGAACTACCTTGGGTACGTTACTGGGATCATGGATTCAAAGGCCCAACCGGTCTTTGGTACATTGAGAACTCACTTACCTCTATTGGCCAAACTGATCCCGTTGGTGAACTTAACTCGAGGTTGTGGAATACCGGAAACGATTCGGACAAAGAGAAAGCTCGAGCGCAAAAGCGTAGACTCCACTATGTAACAAATGTCTTGGTTCTCCAAGATCCTTCGAACCCAGCAAATGAAGGTAAAGTATTCCTTTATAAGTTTGGTAAGAAAATCTTTGATAAGATTATGGATTCTATGCAACCTGAGTTTGCCGATGAAGATCCAGTTAACCCGTTTGACTTCTGGGAAGGTGCAGACTTTAAATTAAAAATTCGTAATGTTGAAGGATATCGTAATTATGATAAGTCAGAGTTTGCAGGAGTATCTTCTCTCTATGATGCAGACGAATCCAGATTGGAAAGCGTCTATAACCAACTACATGACCTCAGTGAGTTCACCAATCCAACGAACTACAAAAGCTACGACGAGCTTAAAGCAAAACTGATGAAGGTACTTGGTGAAGAAGCAACGGCTGGTGCATATACTGTACAACAGGAAATGCAAATCAACGAACCAGTATCAACACCTGAGCCACAAAGACTTGAACCAGTATCAGCTGATCAGTTGAGTGATGAAGACGATACGATGAGTTACTTTGCTAAACTAGCAAACGACGAATAAGGTCAACCAACCAATGTGGCCTTGTCGCTGAATAAGATTCGGACGAAAGTTGGTGTACAATGACTAGAGACGGAAAAGGAGAGCCTAAACTCTCCTTTTCTTATTCTTGAGCGTGCTTGGCCCAAGCATCGATACTAACTAGTCCAGAACTACCGCGGAAAAGAGCTTGGTTATTAATTGAACCAACTTGAGTGCCAACAGTACTTGAGTAGCTTGCTCCACCGCCGCTCCCTCTTCCTGCTGAACTCATACTAACATCTCTTCGAACATTCTCTAGTACGTCAATACCAAGTGCATTATATACTCTATTGATAGCTTTACGAACAGCTTCGGCATCTACCTCAGAAGTGCTATTAACAATACCGCCGGCCGGGAAATTAATATTATTACCAATTTTGTAACCGCCAAAATAATCATTTGGGTCCATTGTACTTTTACCATTTGAAATCTTACCGGTTTGCAAACCTAACATTGCATCAGATGCAAATATTAATCCTTGAACAGCACTTAACATACCTTTACCAAATTTAGTAGTATCGATATTGCTAAGTCTTGTAAAGGCAGATGTCATTGTGTCAAGAGCCGGTGGTAATATATTAAGGGTTCTCATTATAGCTGGATCAATTGACTTAAGAGGATCTAACCCTTCTACTAATTTCTCAATAGGTGTCTTTTTGCCTTCTCCTGCAAAATCGGTCCCAAAGAGGAAATCAATAACATTTTCGAATCCTGTTACAATAGGATCTGTAACCCTTCCTAATGTTTTCATAAGGTCCGAGCCAAAGAATGCTAATAATGCAGAAGAAATACCTTCAAGTGCTGGTCCTAGACTTGGATCAAACTTTAAATCTGTAAAAGATTTTAAACCTTCAGCAGTATTTTTTAATAGATTACCAAAACCTTCTCCCGGCTTTGTTCCAAATAATTCATTAATCTTACTAATAGCAGCATCACCAGCACCTATACCTGCAAAGAATAATCCTATCCCTGCGCCAATAGCTGCCATACCACCAGCGGCTTTTGCTAAAACAGTTGTACCGCCAGGGAATAACGCAGCTAGACCCGAAGTTCCTGCAATTGCGCCTAATGCGGTTAATGCATTACCACCTAGGCCTTCCATCATTTCACCAAAGACCATTACTATTTTTTTAATCGATTCTCCATTGGATTGCATTTCACTAATAGCCATATCACCAACTGCAAATGCGGCAAAGAATGCTGCAATACCTGCACCAATCAAGGCAATACTTACACCAGCTTTAGCTGATTTACCAACACCGAAGAGAGCACCAAAGGCGCCACTAGTAGCTAACAATCCTCCAACTGCGAGTAAACTCTTATCGTCCAGAGAACCTATTCCCTGTGCAAAATTTTGAAGAAATTGTGATAGATTTTTACCAGTGGATTCCATCATGCCTATAGCCATATCGCCACCTGCTAAAGCAGTGAAGAAAGCAGCTATACCAACACCCATAGCGCCAACACCAACCCCACCACCTAGGCCACTAAGAAGTGGGACAGCACCAAACAGCGCACCAGCTCCAAGAACAGCACCGAGTGCTTTTAGATCTCTATCAGAGAAAGCTGCCAATCCCCCAGCAAGATTAGTCATAAGTTTTTTCAAATTAGAACCATCACC